CACAGATAACCTTTCACCCTACGTCTCCCTCATGGTTGCTCGACGTTATGCTCAGCAAATTGGTATGGAACAGGATATGCTCAGTCTTTTTGAGAAGATGCTCACCGGTCACGAAACCTCAGAAGGTCCCCAGACTTGGGGTCAACTGATGGGCTCGGTGGTGAGTTTTCCTGTTCTATGTTTGGCCAATTACGCTCTTTCCTCTTTGGCTCTCCGACTTCGATCTTCCATATATGATGAAGATTCCAAACAACTTGTGGAGATGCGGTTGGGAGTGAAGTTAGTGGGTGATCCCTCATCTTACAAGCTTACTCATCGTCCTATAGCTAGGAAATTCGATCAGGATGGCCAGGTTCTTGAACCTGTTCTCATCCCTAATAATTCGTGCCTAGTTATTAATGGTGATGATATATGCTTTGCTACAGATGAGTTGGGTTATTCCATCTGGTGTGCAGTTACTAAAAGGGGTGGCTTATCGCCCTCCCCCGGTAAGAACTATTCTGCCAGGTGGTTTATACAGATCAATTCCATGAACTTTACTTCTAGCCCAGATGGCTTTGTCTCGAGTCCTCGACATCAGCTCGCCGTTTTGCGTCCCCCTAGACCAGTTACCCTTGATGAGTTTCTGGTTTCGTGTGATGCTTGGCAGCGTTCTTTTCTCGATGGTACACGGGACGATAGGATCAACAGTCTTTGGTTGGACAGTTGGTCTCCCCTTCTGAGCCGTATCAACTCCTCCCTCGTTAACTGGTTTGTACCCAGGGGCCTTGGCGGACTCGGACTTATACCTACTCGTGATTTTGAAATCAACGAAGGTCAAGCCCGTTGTGCGTCATGGTACAAGAATCATCCTCAACCTGAAGCTGCGGTTAAGGTTTCTTTCCCCGGTCCGAGACCCGTGACAACTGTTTACAAACAGGAGCAACATTTTTATAATGTACTCAAGTCGTCGGGACTCATTGAACCATGTTTCCTTGAGGAGGGAGAAGATCCCTTCCACATCTCCACACTTGGTGCATGTCTTGGTCTATCCGGCACCGCTGAGATTCCTGACAAGTTCTCACTTCGTTTGAAGTCCAGAACTTTGGAGTCAGTGACTATGTCCGGTGTTTTAACACCGTTTAGTCCTAGACTCGATACAGTCAGGAGGAATGATCCCTTGGCCTCTGTTTATCGTATAAACAAGAGAGCTGCCAGCCATGGCCTTCAACCTATGTCTTATGAGGATATCACCTCATTTATAGGTCGAAAGGTAGGTTGGAGGCTCTGCGAGGGGGTCAATTTCCTTGATCAACGTCTCCGTGAGACCACAAACTCCGCAGGTGTTCCACACTGGTTCACGAAACCCTATTTATACACTGATGTGCGTAGGGGTCGTTTTCAGTTTAGAAGTCCTCGACCAGTCCCAGGGGGTAGATCCGTCATTTCTGACGGTCCCCTTTTCCTGGATGGTGATCTGCAGGACTTCGGTGGATACCTTACGGATATGTTTGTTTAACATGTCCCATGTATTTCCGTCACACCGGACAATACGACTCAGGGTTAGCTACCCTGCGAGCACCCTTTCGGGTTGGGACCCTGG